GGAGATTTTTATGTTGATACAGAAAATAATATAGCATATGGACCTAAACCATCTAATTCAGAATGGGGAGGGCCTTTAAATTAACATCATACATATTTATAATAAAAAAGAATACCTATGTCAAATAAAGCACTTGTAAAAGCACTTAAAACTGCCGTACGTGAAGTTATAAAAGAAGAATTAACTGATATTCTTCGAGAAGGACTACAATCCACAGTTACAGAATTACAAACAGAGTCAATCGCAAAACCTACAACAAGAAAATCAAAACCAAAGAAAACTTCGTTGTTTAAAGAAAATAAATTTGCAAACGTATTAAATGAAACTAATAGTTTAAAACCAGAAGGATCATATGCAGAGTTGATGAAAGAAGAAATGTCATTTTCTTCTGCAGACGCACAAGGATTTGGAATGATGCGAAACAACACTACTGCACAAGTAATGGAAGATCCTGAAACTGGTAAAAATATGCAAGTCGATCCTGTTGTTTCTAAAGCATTAACTCGAGATTACCGAAGTTTAATGAAAGCAATAGACAAAAAGAAAGATAAAGGCTTTGCATTATAATGGGATATAATATTGTTTCTCCAAATGAAATAAATAAAACAAGATCGAGGGGTCTAGGTATTAAGTATGTTTCTAACGGAGGACAATTGTTCCGACCAATACATGTTGATATTGATCAAGCATTAGAGAATTTAAAAAATTTATTGTTAACTAGATTGGGAGAACGAATATTACAACCAACATTTGGATGTAGATTATTTGATATATTGTTTCAACCAAACGTTTTTGAATTAAAAAACGAAATTAAAGATATAATAATACAGCCTGTAAATTTTTGGTTGCCGTATATAATAATTGATGAAGTTGATGTTGTTACTAATCAAGATGATCCTAATTTAGTTCATCATGTACAAATAACAATAACTTTTTCTATATCCAGGTTTGAAACACGAGCCATAACAATAACAGCATCAGAAACAGGCGTAGTTGAGGTACAATAAATGAAAAATGCAAAAGACGTTTCATATTTAGGAAAAGATTATAATCAGTTTAGACAAAACTTAATTGAATTTGCTAAACAATATTTTCCAGAAACATACACAGATTTTAATGAAGCATCTCCTGGATCATTATTTTTAGAATTATCTGCTTACGTCGGCGATGTATTAGCTTTTTATGCTGATAATAATTTAAAAGAATCGTTGTTAGAACAAGCGGCGGAACGAGGCAATATTTTTGATATTGCTAAATCCTTAGGATATAAAGCTAAAAGCTCTGTACCAGCTCATGTTAAATTAGATGTATTTCAATTGGTGCCAGCAACCGGTACTGGAGATAACGTACGACCAAATTTTGATTATGCACTTTCAATTAAACCAGGAATGCAAATTAAACAAACTGGTGGAGACTCGATATTTAGAACATTAGATACTGTAGATTTTGGATTTTCTTCTTCGTTTGACACAACAGAAGTAACTATATATGAAACTAATGATTCTACTAAACTTCCTACTTATTACTTATTAAAAAAACAAATACAAGCAGTATCTGGAGAAGTGAAGACTCAAAGATTTACATTTAATGGTCCTATTGCATACGATAAAATTGTTTTACCAGATAATAATGTTATTGATATTATATCAGTTACTGAATCAGATGGTGATGCTTGGACTGAGGTGCCTTATTTAGCACAAGATACTGTATTTGAAGAAGTTCCAAATTTACTAGAAAATGATCCTGATTTTGTTCAGTATCGTGCTTCTTCTCCTAGTCTATTAAAATTACGTAAAACTTCAAAAAGATTTATTACTAGATTACGAAGTGATGATCGTTTAGAATTACAATTTGGTGCTGGTGTTTCAGATAATAATGATGAAGAAATTGTTCCAAATCCAGATAATGTTGGTAATGGATTGGCAGGATTTCGAAAAAATATAAACATTGATATTGACCCATCTAATTTTTTATATACTAGGACTTATGGACAAGCTCCAGCAAACACAACGTTAACTGTTGTATATACTGTTGGTAAAGGAATAATTGATAATGTTGCAGCAGGAACATTAAACAATATTGAGTTTATTGAATATAATGAAGACGTTAATAATACTAATAATATTGGAATAGTTAATTTTGTTAAAACTACCATAGCTACGAATAATGAAAATCCAGCAATTGGAGCCAAACAAAAAGATTCATTACAAGACATAAAAAATAACGCATTAGGAAATTTCGCAACGCAAAATAGATTAGTAACAAGAGAAGATTATATTATTAGATCATATTCAATGCCAGCAAAATTTGGTAGTGTAGCAAAAGCTTATATTGTGCCTGATGATCAAATTGCACAACAAGATTTAATCGAAACTAGAATTGCTAATCCTTTGGCAATGAATATGTATGTTTTAGGATTTAATTCTTCTAAACAATTAACACCATTAAATGAAGCAGTTAAAAATAATTTAAAAACATACTTAGGATATTATCGAATGCTTACTGATGCTATTAATATAAAAGATGCATTTATTATCAATGTGTCTTTAGATTTCGAAATTTCTGTATTATCAAATTATAATAGCAATGAAGTTTTATTAATGTGTGTTAATGAACTAAAAAATTATTTTGATGTTGATAAATGGCAAATCAATCAGCCAATTGTTAAATCTGTTATACAAAATTTAATTGGAAACGTTCCTGGTGTACAAAATGTCGTTAATGTATTTTTAAAAAATAAATTTGAATCTAACCAAGGATATTCAGGAAATTCATATGATTTAGCTTCTGCTACTAGAAATGGGGTAATCTATCCTTCATTAGATCCTAGTATATTCGAAGTAAAATTTCCAAATCAAGATATTCGAGGAAGAGTAGTAAGTTCTTAAGAACATTATATTTATACTAAAAGGAATGTATAATGGGCGTAATACGAAATAATCGCACAAATATTGTAGCTGGTGGTTTAATATCAGCAAGTTATGTATCTGATGTATATGATGTTTTAACTGCAAATGCTGTCGAAGATATAGTATTATCTGGATCATTAGGTGTTAGTGGAAGTTTAACTGCAAATTTAACAGGTACTGCTGATACGGCATCTTATGTAACTTTAGCTCAAACCGCATCTTATGTAACTTTAGCTCAAACCGCATCATATGTTGTTAATGCAGTTTCCAGTTCATATATGAGTGGATCATCTGTAACGTCTGTATCTGCTTCTATTAACTATGTATCAGTTACCTCTAATTTTATTGCACAAGGAACCGCATTTATATATACAGCATCATTGCCAATTACAGATCCTGCTACACAAGGACAACTTTGGAGAAGCGGTAGTTATTTAATGATTAGTACCGGGTCAGGAAGTTAATTATGTTTAGAATATTTTATGCAGATAGTGACGCAACTATGTATGAGGCTAATAGCTTACAAACATATAATACTGGATTAGATGAAATTTTACAAGTTGGTAAACAATTAGATACTGACGGAGAAACATTAGTTAAAAGTCGTTTTGTTGTTAAGTTTGATATGTCTGAAATTACAAAGACACTTACAAAATATTCTGCAGATTTAAATTCATGTAAATTTATGTTGCAATTATTTACAACTCACGCAAAAAATTTACCAGCTGGATATACGTTGGACGCAAAATTAATGGGACAACCATGGACTAATGGTACTGGCTTTGAAAATGATTCAACTGCGACCATTAATGGAATATCATGGGCAACTCCTTTTGATTCTTGGTCTTATACGCCAAGTGGGTCAGAAACATTAAGTGGCTCATCTTGGATATCTAGTAGTCAAGTTATTAATACTGGAGCTCCTAGTTTGTATGTTTCTGGAAGTGGTAGTGGCGGAAGTTGGTTGTGGCAATCTGGTAGTGGATTTTTTAATACATCTTCTTTTGACTCTGCATATTTTTACCAACCAGGATTAGATGAAGCAGAAGCATTTAGTTATCGACCAACCGATATTAACATGGATGTTACTGGTGCAATAAGAACTTGGATATCAGGCAGCGGAGGAGAAATTGTTGAAAATAATGGGTTCTTGCTTAAATTTTCAGAAGCTGATGAAGCCGATGGAACTAAGACCGGAATTATAAGATTTTTTAGTCGTGAGACTCATACTATATATGTGCCTAGATTAACTATGTACTGGGATAACAGCACTTTTACAACAGGATCGTTGTCGTCGGTAGATCTAGAGTCATATTTAACTTATAGCAAAACAAAACCAACATATAAAGATACTGAAATAACTAAAGTTAGAATATATGCTCGAGATAAATATCCACAAAAATCTCCAACAAATTTATTTCCAACACAAACAGTTAAACATTTACCTTCGACTACATATTACGCAATACGGGATGCGTCTACAGATGAGTACATAATTCCGTTTGATAATATTTATAATAAAGTAAGTTGCGATAGCACAAGTAATTTTATCTATATAGACATGAATAGTTTTATGCCAGAACGTTATTACCGCATAGAATTAAAAGTAATAGATGGATTTACAGAAGAATATATCGACGACCAAATTTATTTTAAAGTAGTTAGATAATGGCAATTAACAAAGAAAAATTATTAGATCCTATAGATTTAGAATTACAAGCTAAATATCAAGAACAAGGAGTTACGAGAATATCAAACAATGATTCCGTTGTTAAACGAGATAGTGCTGGTAATATTGAATTACAAGAAAACAAAAATAATCCATTATTAATAATAGAACCAATATATAAAAAAATATTAAACAGTTCGGTAATTAAAATTTTAGATACACAGTTTAATTATTTTAAATTTCCAGTTCGTGTTGATAATGAAACTATAGATTTAGATTTAGATATTAGTTTAGAACAAACAGATGACATTTCTGTTAATTTAATTATACCAGTACCATTTGATGAACAGAATCAACCACAAAATTTTCAACGAATTAACGGTGTAGATCCTAATACTTGGTTTCGTAACGATGAAGAAGATTCAGGAGGATTTAGAGAACTTGCATTTACCGGTGGAACTCAGCCTAGAAATAATTCATATACTGTTACAGAAACAATATTAAATTCACTCAAACAACAAAACAAAACTCTACGTTTTCGAGTTCAAACACAATATAGAACTGGAGAAAATACGAGGACGGAATTTAGATTACGTTTAAATCGTAGTAATCCTAAAATATTTCATGAATTTAAAACAATAGAATTATTAACAGAACAAAACGTTTCTGGAGGCGAAAGTGAAAATAATCCACATGGATTTACACAAAAAACAAATGAAAGCGATTTTCCATTTTTTACAATGACTTATATTGTAGATATGCAAGATACACAACCAGGAGATATTTACACGTTTAGCACAGTTTCTAGCAATGCAGCAAGTTTCATTTTAGCTCAAAATTGTTACTGGGATGTTGATGTAGTTGATATACCAACTACTTCGGGCATATATGGTGCAAGCGATAATAATATTCAAGGTGTAGCTGGAGTGTATGCATTTAGTGTAAATACATTATTAAGGGATGGAGAATTTAATACTAAAGCAAAACGGTCATTGACTACTAATCAGGAAATACAATTATTTACATAACATGTTAGATCAATATAAAAATATCGAACAATTAAGAACTTCTAAGAAATCATTTTCTGCGGAACGATTGCCGGCTTCTAAAACACAATTATTTTCTGTTGATTCAAATCAAACATATGTTCCAAATACTAAT